AGGAGTTGGGTGAGCACCACAAGAAGTTCATGGCTGCTCGGGTGAACTTCGCAGTGAAGTGGGGCTGGGGGGCGGTGCCGAAGTGATCACCTTCCTCGTTCCGACACTCGGACGTAGGTCGCTTCGCTCGACGCTCCGCTCCATCGAGACGTGGCCCGGTGACGAGATTCTCGTGGTCGGCAACGTCGCCGGGCTGAATGGCGGCAACCCAGTGGTGCGCTATGTGGAATGTGCTCCTGGGAAAGATTGGGGACACAGCGAACGCAATTTCGCCACACCGCTGGCGAAGGGACGCTACATCGCGCACATCGACGATGACGACATCTATGTACCGGGCACGCGGGCACTGATGGCCGACGCCATCAAGAAGACGCCAGATCGACCGGTGCTCTTCCGGATGCAGTTCCCAAACGGCATCACGCTGTGGCACGAGCCGAAGATCGAGTGCGGCAATGTCGGTACGCCGATGTTCTTGATCCCGAACGTGCCGGAGAAGCTCGGCACGTGGAAGCCGTACGTTGGTGGTGATTGCGACTTTCTCGTAGAGTGTAAGTGGAGCGCAGAAGAGATCGTCTGGCGGCCTGAGGTGACGGTGAGTCTCGGGCACAATACGTAAGGAGAAGCAGCATGACACAAGAAGACTTCGAGATGGTGCAAAAAGGTTTCCTGTTGGTGGATCAGAATCTGGCACAAGTAACGCGGACGTTGAAGGCTATCCTCGACCAGATGATTTACATGAATGAACTACTGGCCGGGAAGAGGTCATAGGAGCAGCAGCATGAACTACAAAGACAAGACAAACGGTGAGGTCGTCACAGCGTGGCAGTGGGACGGGAAAGACGAAGTGTCACTCAAGCAGATGCTCTTCGGACTGTTGACGTACACTATTGAGGATGGTGAAGTCTCTGTGCGGCTTGGCAGGTTTGACTATCTTAAGATCGCGCCCGGCACATTCATCGTCAATGGTCCTGCGACCAATCAGCTTCGCACGTTCAACGCTGGAATCTTTGCCAAACAGTTTGAGAAGATCGTCGTAGCAGCACCAGCACCAGCACCAACGCAGGTTACCCACGATACGGAGAAGAAGGAGAAGCAGTCATGAAGAACCTCCTTTGGGTTGGTGATGCTGGATGTCCAAGTGGCTTCGCCGTCGCGACGCACAAGATCCTTGATACATTGAAGGAGCACTACAACGTCTCTGTGCTTGGGATGAACTACAACGGCGATCCTCACGAGTACCCCTATCACATCTACCTCGCTGGCGTCGGTGGTGACGGCTTCGGCGTGAAGCGCATCGCGCAGATCGCGTTGAAGACGCAAGCTGACGTCATCGTCATCCAGCAGGATGGGTGGAACATCCCAGGCTACATCCATTATCTCCAGCAGTTCGAGGAAACGAAGAACATCCCTGTCGTAGCTGCGGTGGCAGTCGATGGGAAGAACTTCAATGGCCAGTGGCTGCGCGGTGTCTCGCTCGCGATCTTCTGGACGCAGTTCGCGCTCGATGAAGCGCGGGCGGGTGGTTATCATGGCCCGGCACAGGTCATCCCGCTCGGCGTCGACCTCGACACCTACAAGCCGCTCGACAAGACTGAGACGCGCAAGACGCACGGCGGTGCATTGGCACTGAGCGCGGTACTTGGTAATCCGGATAACTTTATTGTCGGCAACGTCAACCGCAACCAGCCGCGCAAGCGCTGGGACTTGACGATCAAGTATTTCGCCAAGTGGATCGAGGATAACAACATCAACAACGCATGGCTCTACATGCACTCGGCACCGACAGGCGACATGAGTGTCAACGTCATCGACCTCGCGCGCTACTACAATTGTCTCGATCGCACGCTCTACATCGAGCCGCCGACATTCACCGGACTCACCGAAGAGGAGATGTGCAAGACCTACAACTGCTTCGACGTCTTGATCAGTACGACGCAGGGCGAGGGGATGGGATTACCCCCGATGGAGGCAATGGCGTGTGGCGTACCATGTCTCCTTCCGAAGTGGTCAGCATTCGGTGAGTGGGCCTATGGTGCAGCGGTACTTCCGCCATGCACCTCGACGCGAGTAGACTTCCCATATGTGAACGTCATTGGTGGCGTGGTGGATGAAGATGAGTTCATTGCTGAACTTGACAAGCTCTATCGTGATGTTAAGTGGCGATCACTGGTCGCCCGAAACGGTTTGACTCGTGTCCACGAGGATCGTTTCCGCTGGGCGACAATTGGGCAGCAGTACGTAACAGCCTTTGAGGTTGTACTCGCTGACGTCGAGGCAAAGAAGGCAGTTATCGATCAGCACCAGAAAGATCGAAAGACTGACGAAGAGACGCAGGCGCGTCTTGTCGAGCGCCGGATGAAGATCATGAGCGGCGAGGTGCAGGCGTGAAGACTGCTATAACTGGCGTCAATGAGATGCTGGCGAAGATCAAAGGCATTGCCAACTCGTTCCCTGACCGCGTTGGCGCAGCGCTATACCAAGAGGCGCAGGTCGAGATGACTGAGGCGAAGCGTCGGTGTCCGGTAGATACTGGCAAGTTACGCGCCAGCGGACAGGTCTCGAAGCCTGAGCGCGAAGGTCGGCGCATCTCGGTGACGCTTTCGTTCGGTGGCGCGGCGGCGGACTATGCGATCTATGTGCATGAGAACCTCGAAGCGAATCATGCGAGTCCGCCGTTCGGTGGCGGGCAGGCGAAGTTCTTAGAGAGTGTATTGAACGAGTCGCAACCATACATGGCAGAGCGTTTGGCACGTCGTCTTGACTTGAACAAGATGAAGGAGGAGCAGCAATGAACGTCAATAGGCAACCAAGAATCAAGAGACATGCTAGAGCGATTACCAATCTCATCAAGCGAGTGATGAGATATGACGTCGAGGTTCCACTAAGTGTGCGGCTGTTAGCTGCAAAGGTCAATAGAGGTACAAAACGTGCCTTTCCTCGATGAGATTAAAGATCGCCTCGTCGCGCAAGGTGTCGGAGTCTTCGGCTCGAACATCTTTCTCGGTTCGAAGGCGGCGATTCCTCCAGGGCCAGGACCGTATCTGACGCTCATCGAAACCGGTGGCATGGCACCGACACGAGTGCAGAACAAGGCAAGCGCGAATACGCAGCGCCCGATGGCGCAAGTCGCCGTGCGCGGGATCAACTATGTGACGACGCGCTCGATGCTGAAGGCAGCGTATGATGCTCTTGACGGCATCTTCAACACGACACTGAGCGGGACGTTCTACCACAAGGTGACAGCACGGCAAGAACCGACAGACATCGGGCAAGACGCAGATGGGCGTCCGACAATTGTCTTCAACATCGAAGCAGAGAAGATACCTTCGTAAATAGAAGCAGAAGCATTCCAGAGGTCGTACCAATAACGGTACATCTCATCTCTTATATCAGAGAGGAATTGCATGGCTATTAGCGCACACGGAACAGTCGTTGCTAGGGCACCAGTTGCCACCCCTACGGTCTTCACCAACATTGCCGAGATGGGCGATGTCACGCCGCCAGAACTCAGTCGCAAGGAGTTCGACGCGACGACGCAGACGCTAAACATCGACACCTACGTAGTCGGTGTGCTGCGCCGCTCGGGTTTCACGATGAAGCTCAACGCGCTGCAGACGGACGCCTCGCAGGATCACCTGACAGGTCTCCTCAAGGCGATGATCACTGAGCCGCCACCGGTGGATGGCTACCGCATCTCGTTCCCAGACGGCCTCGTTTGGGTGCTGAGCGGTCAGGTGTCGATGTTTAAGAACCTGTCGCCGGTAGACGGGTTGATGTCTGTTGAAGTCACCATCCGTCCGACGGGTAAAATGGTGATCGGCGGCATCGTCGTCGGGTAATTCTTGGGATGGTCCTAGCATCTTACCATCAGAGAGAACATGAAGCTAGGATACGTTCTCTCACTTAAGGAGCAGTAGCATGATGACGGTCAAGCACATCGAACCAGACGGCACCGAGCACGTCTTTCAGGTTGAATCGCTCAGCCGTCTGCCGGACGGCGAACTCGTCTTCAATACACTCAAGCGCATCTCGTCCGGTCGGATCTATGTCATGGATATGGGCAAGACGGTCGCCACCTATGACTTCACGAAGAATGCACACGTTAACCCGAAGGAGCAGCGATGACTGAAGCAGTACAGACGCAGATC